CATACAACGACATCATGCGTTTTCTTATGGGTGACCTTGTTGAGGCTGTGGCTGTGTTCGTTATGAAAGCAGCAGGTGTCAACGTGGTCGATACCCAACGCCAGTGCGAACTAGAACTTGCTGGCAACAACGTCAAGGGTACTCTCGATATTATCCTAGATGATGGTCAGGAGAAGGTCTGGGACATCAAGTCTACTAGCCCGTGGTCTTTCGACAACAAGTTCTCAGGACGAGGCGGCTATGACGTAATCAAAGAAGACGACCCGTTTGGTTACATCATGCAAGGCTACCTGTATTCTGAAGCACAAGACATGCCATTTGGTGGTTGGATTGCTATAAACAAGTCTAGCGGTGAGTGGGACTTTGTTGAAGCACCAGACGACCAAACGGAAGACCGTGAAGCATACCTTGCTGACGCTAGGAGCCGCGTAGAGAGCCTTGAGAGGGACGACAAGTTCAAAATACCTTTCGAGGAAACTGACGAATCCTACACGCTTAAAGGCGAGAAGATATTTACAGGTAATAAGCTGATGCCTAAGACCTGTACCTTCTGTTCTTTCAAAGAGAAGTGCTGGCCTAAAGCTGTGTACGAGGAAAAGGTTACATCTAAGGCTAAGTTTCCACCTAAGGTTTGGTACACCAAGCTGACAAACAGGAACGTCTGATGCCAGTATTGTATGTAGAGACATATCCACTGAAGCTGTTGCAGTTAAACCCTGCACTGCGTTGTGTGTATGTTGAAACACACGAGAAGAGGGGCGGCGACCCAGCAACCGTGCAAGTTCGCGGGTTGGAGACATCGCTGCCCCTCACCCTTCGGAATAACTACGATGCCAGTGGGTATCTTATCTCAGATACAGATGCTAGGGACATCGTACGTATAGAAGAAGAAGTTCAAGCTATATCATATCAACTGAGAATGGGTGCAACAGTATGTCTGCCGACAATACGGTTAAACGACGAACTAAACTACCTAGAAAAGCATACACCAAAAGTAGAACAATATCTATTAAAGCGGCTGCAAATGATAAAGGGCGGGTTTCCCCTGCAAGACTGATGAGAAATACAAAGTATCGTTCTATGTTCGAGATAAACATAGCTAAGTCTCTTGCCGAACGTGGCGTTACGTTTGAATACGAAACAAAGAAACTAACGTATATACCAAAGCCCCGTAATTACACCCCAGACTTTTACATCCCACACAAAGACCTGTACATCGAAGCCAAGGGTCATCTCGACAAAGGTGACAGGGTTAAGATGATACTAATAAAACAACAGTATCCCGAACTAGATATTAGGTTTGTGTTCCTGAACGCAAAGAATAAAATTTACAGGGGTAGCAAAACCACCTACGCTATGTGGGCAACTAAGCATGGCTTTGAGTGGTCAGAGAAATCAATCCCAGAGGAGTGGCTGAAGAATGACGGATGACCTACAAAAGAAAATGGAAGCCGCTAGCTTGCTTCCTAATAGATACTACCTTATCATGAATCATGAAGATGAAGATTCTTTCGCTATGACTGCGTACGACACAACAGAAGGTGATGTGGTCGATATGGAGAACGTACCCGCCGGAATGGTCGCGTTGAGTGGCCTGATTGAGTTGCTGGAGAATGACTTCGAACGTGTGTGGGATGCTGGTGTTTCTAGAATAAGTTTCGCAGCCCTAGCTAACAGCTTCAAGTTCGATAGTGATGAAGCTAACGAAGCTGTCGATAAAGTCATCAAGCGTGAAGACAACATAGTTAAGGTAAACTTCGGAGAGAAGCAATGAGCATTACACTATCTGAGTATCAAGACAAAGCATCTGCAACTGCAATCTACAAAGAAGAGCATATGATGATATATCCTGCTCTTGGTCTGACTGGCGAGGCAGGTGAGATTGCAAATAAAGTTAAGAAGATTTTGCGTGATGATTATGACTTGGTAGAGTTGACCGTCAAGGAACAAGAGTTGGCAAAAGAGATTGGCGATGTTCTGTGGTACTGTGCCGCCCTCGCAAGTGACTTGGGATTCGACCTAAGTAAAATAGCACAGGATAACCTAGACAAGTTGCAAAGCCGTGCGAAGCGTGGTACTATTCAAGGTAGCGGAGATAACAGATGACAAGCTACAAGAACATCATGGAAGAACTCGAGCAAGCAGGAAAAGAGGCGTACAGTGGTTATGATACCGTCCAGAAACCATTCCACTATAATCAGTCAGGCATCGAGTGCATCGAGGCAATCAAGGCGGCGACAGGTACAGGCTTTGAACAATACCTACAAGGGAACATCATCAAGTACGTCTGGCGATATAGATACAAAAACCGTCTTGAAGACTTACACAAAGCGCGGTGGTATCTCGACAGGCTGATTGACGAGAAGACAGAATGAACTGCTGGCATTGCAAGACAGAGTTAATCTGGGGATGTGACCACGACATGGAAGAGGAGAGTAACTACTTCTCGATGGTCACAGACCTACACTGCCCCAACTGTGGTAGTGAAGTTTCAGTATACTTACCAAAAGAAAAGGAAAGAGAACATGAGCAACATGTTACCGACAACATACCAACAATTTATTCATAAGTCACGATACGCACGTTGGCTTGAATCCGAGCAACGCCGTGAGGATTGGCATGAGACGGTAGACCGTTATGTCGACTTCATGGTGAACCAAGCGCAGGGGAAGCATAACTACAAGTTGCCTAAGAAGGACGTGGAAGAAATCCGCGAGGCAATCTTGAACCTAGAGATTATGCCCAGCATGAGGGCGATGATGACATCAGGTCCTGCTCTAGCCCGTGACAACATCTCAGGTTACAACTGTAGCTACATCCCTGTAGACAGCCCTCGTTCTTTCGACGAGTGCATGTACATTCTTATGTGCGGCACAGGCGTAGGGTTCTCTGTAGAGCGTGAGAATGTAGACAAACTACCTGTAGTCAGTGATGCCATGCACAAGACAGATACGGTAATCAAGGTGGGTGACTCGAAGCCGGGATGGGCTAAGTCACTTCGCGAACTGATTGCGCTTCTGTATGCGGGGCAGATTCCTACTTGGGATATGTCACAGGTACGTGCAGCAGGAGAACGCCTCAAGACTATGGGTGGCAGAGCATCAGGGCCACAGCCACTTGATGACCTGTTCCGCTTTACTGTCGACACATTCAAGAAGGCACAGGGACGCAAACTGTTCCCTATCGAGTGTCACGACCTGATGTGTAAGATTGGTGAGATTGTAGTTGTGGGGGGAGTCAGACGGTCAGCTTTGATTAGTCTGTCGAACTTAAACGACGACCAAATGGCACATGCTAAGTCTGGTATGTGGTGGGAGAACGAAGGCCAACGTGCCTTGGCTAACAACTCTGTAGCCTACAAAGGTAAGCCAGAGATTGGTACGTTCATGAGAGAGTGGGTTGCCCTGTACGAGAGCAAGTCAGGTGAGCGGGGTATGTTTAACCGTGAAGCGGCTGATAAGCAGGTAGCACGGAACGAACGTCGTGAGACAGGACACATGTGGGGTACAAACCCATGTTCTGAGATTATCCTGCGTCCATACCAGTTCTGTAATCTGTCAGAGGTTGTTGTGCGGGAGACAGACGACCTTGACAGCCTGAAGCGTAAGGTTCGCCTAGCAACCATACTTGGCACTTTACAGTCAACCCTAACTGATTTCAAATACCTGAGAAACGTATGGAAGAAGAACACAGAAGAAGAGCGTCTACTTGGCGTGTCTCTAACAGGGATAATGGACCACAGAGTTCTAGCCAAAACAGTGGACAGCAAGAGGTGGCTCGAAGAGATGCGAGACGTAGCTATAGAGACAAATGCCCGTTACGCAAAGAGTATTGGTATACCTCAGTCTGCTGCAATCACATGTGTAAAGCCGTCGGGTACTGTCTCGCAACTGGTAGACGCAGCTAGTGGGATTCACGCACGGCACAACGATTACTATATCAGAACGGTTCGTGGCGACAACAAAGACCCCCTGACACAGTTCATGATTGAGTCAGGTGTTCCGCATGAGCGTGATGTTATGAAGCCAGACTCCACTACTGTATTCAGCTTTGCTATGCAGTCGCCGGATGGTGCGGTAACACGTACACAGATGTCTGCTATAGAACAGCTAGAACTGTGGAAAGTGTATGCACTACATTGGTGTGAACATAAGCCATCTGTAACCATCTCTGTCAAGGAAGACGAGTGGATGGATGTAGGTGCGTGGGTGTACGAGAACTTCGATGTGGCTTCTGGGGTATCCTTCTTGCCGCATAGTGACCACACCTACCAACAGGCTCCGTATCAGGACATAGATGTTGATGAATACAACGATTGGAAACAAGCCTACGGTTATGTAGAACTGGACTGGAACAAGCTAACTGACTTCGAGAAAGAAGACAATACTAGCGGTTCCCGCGAACTTGCTTGTACGGCTGGTGTTTGTGAAGTAGTGGACTTGACAGCAGCATGAACACTGAGTTTGAAGTAAAAGTATTAGAAGTAACAGACAACGATGACGGCTCTGCAACAGTCACGTTCGAAATGAACGAATATGCAAGACAGGTGTTGATAGAAGTCGGATTCGTTGCTTTGTTACGCAAACATCTGGATGAAGTTGATGCTTGACGACACAGGACAATTTACGTTACTCTGGTGGCAGTGGTGGTTACTAGCAATGGTAACCATCAACACTGGATTGAATACGATTATATTCTTCAAGCATAGATTTAAGGGGAAGAAGTGAAATGCAAGATTTGTTTGATAAGGTGGATGTCCATACTATGCACCACAAAAATGCTGGTGATGCAGAGAGAGAAGCTGCTAACAAGATTGCAAAAAGAGTTACAGGTCTAAGACGTACTGTACTAGAGTGCTACTACAATCACGGACCTATGACAGGAGAGCAAGCCTCTGCTGTGACAAGAGAATGGTTGTACTCTGTAAAACCTCGTATCACAGAACTCGTACGCATAGGTCTTATGCAAGATAGCGGTCAACGACTTTTAAATCGCAGGAAGCGTAAGGAGACCGTTTGGGAAATTACAGAAGAAGGCGTTAACTTCATAGAAGCTAGGGGGTAACTATGAACAACCTTGAACCGTGTGTAGCAGACCGTAAGAAGTTTGACCTAGACTTGCAATATGGAAAGGTACGTGAACAGCGTGTCGCAGATATGTTGCAGGATAAGAAGATTGAAGTGAAGTCAGAGCGAGACATGTGGGTTCGAACTGGCAACATCGCAATAGAGTATCAGTGCTACGGCAAACCTAGCGGCATCAAGGCTACCAAAGCCGACTACTGGTTTCACAACCTCTGCATTGGGGACGAGACATTTGCAACCCTCGTCTTCGATGTCCCATCCCTCAAACGCATAATAGACAACCTAGACGAAAAACGCACCGTATCCGGCGGGGATAACGGTGCGGCTCGTATGTATCTTCTCAGCCTTCAGAAACTGTTCTCCACCGATGTATTCAAGGCATATAGAGATGGCAAAGAAAGCTAAAGCTGAACTGTTTACACTAAGTTGTGTTATAAACTCTGAAGGTCACATAGAACTGGACTATCAGGCTGTAGACCCAGATGAGTTTACTCGTACTATGGAACGTGGGTTTCCCGAATACGAGGGTACGTTCAAGGTTGCTGGGTTCGTTCGTTACCTACGAGAGGTAGGCGAAGAGGTTATGCTGAAGTCTAACCAGTATATTTAGACTTCTTCATCTTACCGCCGTAAGCCATGTAACCCATCTTGTTACGCACAGACTTCGGCAACTTCTTTAGGCCGGGATTGTTGGGCTGTTTTAGGTTACCACCACCAGCCATCTTCGGCATACCCATAGCGGGTTGCATACCTTTCTGCTGGCGTTGTTCCATTGGGTTCATCATGGCAGATGACATCATGCCACCCTCTTGCATTGGTTTGCGAACTATAGACCCGTAGGCGTATGCTTTGCGGGTTTTTTTATTCATCTTCATTACTTTGTTCCTCTTGAGATTTAAGTTGTTCTGAAGCGCGGTCTACGTAATAGGATACATCTTGTCCTGCAGCAGCGATTTCTGTTACTACAAATAACATCATGTGTTGTCCTAACCTTTCCAGTTCAGTCTTCTTTAAAGGCATACCCGACAGTATCTGAGCAGACAATATCGCTGCGTCTTCATTTGTAGCAATCATGCGATATAGGTCAATACGAGCATCCTCTGCTATGCGAACAGCCAAGTCACCCACTGTATATCCAAACCCTACTTGACCACGGGCAATGTTATATGCCTTGCCCAACAGATTACGTACGTTAACAGCAGGGTCTTGTCTACCTTTTAGGTTTGCTGTTTTCTTATTCATCTGGGCGAACATGGTAAATATGCTTTTTAAAGCCTTAGTATGCTCCTCACCAAATATGCTTACAAACTTGTCGTAGTTCTTTTCTATGTCGTCTAAGGGTGTGAGAGGGCTGGTAGCTACACGAGGAGTTATGTACTCTATCATGTTTGTTTTCTTGTTGAATCTTGGTACTAGGTTATCTCCGGGCTGCACCCCAGCACGATTCAGTAAACCTTTCATCAGTGTAGTTTTGAGATATTCGTCTGCTAACTTTCCAAACTCAGAGGCATCGACATCCGGGTTTGCTACACGCATAGCTTCAGACATTTCAACAACTATGTCTGTAACATCAACTCCCTGTGATAATATCATCCTGTCATACACAGCATCCACATTGGTTATTTCTGGAAAAACTGCCTGTAGCTTACTATAAGCATCCCTAGATAATTCAGCAGAAGCCAAGTTCTTCTGCGCTATTTCAGAAGAAGCAAATGTTTTAAACTTGTTCAATCCGTCGTCGTAAGATTTAGCAAGGTTTTTGTTTCGCGCATACAGTTCTTCTAGATTATATGCAGACTCATAAACCTCGTCCATACTGACTAGAGGTACTTCATAGAAGTTATCGCCATCCTTGACCATAATCATCATGTTGTCTTCTAGCTGCAAGACGTTAGTAAGTCGAGAGAAATCAAACTCAGTTACCGCTTCAGGAACTGTGGTTGCACCTACTCTAGTGGAACGAGATAGACTGTTATTTAGCTTACGAGATTCACTCAGACCATACGTTGCCTCTATCGATGCTTGTATAGCAGCCTGTAAAGCAGCAAGTTGTTGCCTACTACCCAACCCTGTGGTTTTATCCAAATCAAAATAGCTTCTTCCATTAGGACCGTTTCTCATCCCAAATTCTGTTTCGATAGATGTTAGTACATTTCTGATTTGACTGCGGGAATTGATGTATGCATCTGCGTCCACGTCCTGATACATCAGATTCTTAATGTGCTGCGTGACCTCTTTTTCTAGTACCTGCATAACGTTATCTTTACCAAGAGGTATCGTATACTTAGATGCGTCTCCATCTGCAGTAGATAGCTTTTCAGGCCCCTCTCTCTGGCTCTTTATAGTGTCAGTAAGACCACCCTTTCGCTGTGCCTCTCCCCGCTCTATTCTGTACTTACGACGGGCTTCTTGAAGTATTTCATATCCCTGCTTGTCCTGCTCAAACAGTATATCGTCTAATCTAGTCTCTATGTTTGTAGCCATTGCAGCTAGAGATTCATTTCTAGTGGTAGAAGCGTAGACTTTCATCTGACGAATCATGTAGTCCAACTCTTCGCCATTCACAGCACTGAATACAGAACTTCCCCCTGCTTGTTCTGCACGTAAAGCTATTTGCAGTGTAGACATGTTCTGTACTTCTACCGGAGACACACCCCCATCTATAAGAGCCTTCTTCAACTCCTTTATAGTATCTTTTCCATATGTCCTGAGGACCATATCCTCAAAAGAACGTGCTATTCTACGACCTTCCGCACCCTTGAAGAAAGCACCTTGTGGGCTGAAGAAACGAGATATAGAGCCTTCCGCACCCGCTTCTACTACAAACTCTGTTACAAAGCTGCTCAAATCTATAGATGGGGCTGTTTTAAAGTATTCACGCACAGGTCGATATATTTCCCGCGAACGTGCCATGAGAAGAGTGTCGCGAGTGTCTATAACATCTTCTAGATTTCTGGCAACAGCAGCCATATGCTCTGGACCTTTATCCATCGCTTGAAGAGATGCGCTACGTTCTATAATATTATCTGTTATTTGTTTTGCTGCGTCAAGAATCGTCTCAGCTTCATCAAAACCTTCTCCAATATGGGTTGCAAGACTTCTGTTTATCTCTGCAATATTTTCTAGTAGATTCTCACCCACGTTGTCAGAAGTAGACTTTCCATACATCGACACGGCTTCGTCCAAATATCCCTTCAGTCTAACCGCATCTTCAGCTTGCACAGACTTGTAGCGTCTGACTCCGTTATTCAGGCTCTCTATCAGTGCGTCAGCCTGTACTCCTGTGATGTTATTAGATGCAAAAACCCCCTCTAAAACAGCTATACTCTGCTCTGCTAACATAGTAGCCTTGTTAGACATATAGTTGTGAATATCGTCTAATGTAGGATTTCTACTAAGGTCATCTAGGCTCAACGACATAGTAGCATTTTTACCAAGAGCAGCTAGTCGAGACATGTCCCCTATGTGATAGAAAGCAGTGTGTAAGTTCTTTTCAATTTCTTCAGCCTGACCCGGTGCAACACGACGGAAAAACGCCATGTTCTCATCTATCATGTTCTGATAGGCTTTAGCATGTTCGAAAAACCTGTCTCTAGCTTCTTGGGTAGAGTCTTTATACATCTTGATAATAGCACGTAATCCAGCCTTCTCGTCCCTAGTCATCATTCTATTGTTTTTAGGATAGAATACGAGTTTTTCATAGTCTGAGAGAGTTCTGTCTGCTAGAACTCCGCCCTTACCAAAAAGAATAAAATCCATACTGTTTGCGATAAAGTTTGGATTACGGGTGCTGCCCGGTATAGTTAATAATTCAGTAGTGCCTGATTTTATAGCATCTGCTACTTTCGAAGCTACAGGAAGACCTACAGCGTAGGCTACGGATGCAGATACAAACTCTGCTAATTGAGGGTCTTCTATAAGACCGCCTTCTCCTGATAGAAATTCTCTACCTGTGTACTGTGCTAAAGTTGTGACACCCCACGTTTTTATACCGTCTGCTATTATAGGGTTAACTAGAGAACCCATCTTTGCTCGTAGCAGCGTTGCTTCTGCGTTATCTTTCGCAGCTTTAGCACGTCTCCAAGCAGTAGGCGCACGTCCGGTAAAACCTATCCGAGCCATACCGCCGGGGTCTACTTCGCTATCCACTCTTTTAAAATTAGCCCTAGCCTCTAAAGCCTGTTGTTCTAGCATGTTCAGACGGGCAGTCTTATTCTCCATATAGATGCCCATGCTGAGAAGTTTTCTATCTATTAACCTAGCATTGCTGTTGTTTTCTAATGCTATAGCCATATCCGCAACACTAGTGGCGCGGGTCATAGGTGGCTTTCCATCTTCTGCTAACTTTTTATCTATCTCGTCTGCATACTCTTTGTATCTCTGTCTAGTCTGGGTAGCCAACTTTGCAGATTTGTTTGCAACAGACGCACTCCATGACATGTAGCCAGCACCTACATCAGCACCTGTAGCAACAATCTTACCTAGAAAGTTGAGGTCGTCATAGGCTAGGTTCATTAAGTCTTGAGCATCTTGGTCGGATAAGAACTCGCGTTCTACTACAGCATCTTGATTTTCGTCGTATACAAAATTCAACTCTAAGAAACGGTCTTCTGTCATATCGCCGTTTTCTACTGCTTCTCTGAGAAGACTTCGAATCGCGTCGTTGGCAGCACGACCTATAGTCACGCCTTCAAACATACCAAACGGAGCCTTTTCAGCAAAGTCTTCAGCCTTACTGAAGAACCCTTCCATAGCAGGGCTACGCGCCGCGAACTCATCAAGGAAAGATGTGTTTCTATTAAAAGAGTCGAACATAGCCCCTGTAGCGTGGTATCCCAGACCAGCTATGTAGGGAACACCCATTACAGTGCCTCGCGCTGTTTCTGCCAGTTTCTCAGCAGTGACATCTATCACACCTCGACCCATGTTACGTGCGATTATGTCTCGTAGGTCGTCTTCAGGTATGACAGGACGCAGGGTGTCATCAATATCTTTTAGGTACTGCTGTGTCTTTTCCTTTACTTCCGTAACCGAAGCATCTTCACCATCTTTAGACGTATAAAACTCGCCGTATCTTTGGAAAGGACGAACACCTACAGTAGAGCCACTCCGGTCATCCATAAACTCCATTTCAGCTTGCAAGTCAGCTTTGCTCTGCTCATCTTCCATGAGGAACTCAAGTTCAGTAGCATCGTATTCTTGACCTGCAATAATAGTTTTACCATTATTTTGGGCTTCCTGCAGCTTTGCCTCAAGAGTAGGTTTTGTGACCTGTGCTTCTATATCTTTAGCCGCTTCTTCTCGAAGAGGTACGGTACGCAGTTTTGTCTTTATGCCTACGTCCCCTGCCAAGCTGCTGGTAAGTTTAGCAACACCTTCAGGCGTTTTCAGTTGCTCTAACAAAGGCTCAGTAGATGTTTTGTCTGCAGTTACCTCAAGCACAGAGGTATCTTTAACTGCTTCAGGAACAGCTTTCTCAAATTCAAAGTCCATACGAGGAATACCGTCGCCCGTTTCCTCTGGCGGGGTATATTTACCTACGATAACAGGTTGCTTTTCTTCCTGCTTATTTTCTTCTTCAGTCACTTGGGCAGTAGCTTGTTCAGCCATTTACTGGTTTCCCTTTTGCTTTATATCAGACTTATCGACTTGAAAATATTCTTCGCCAATTTGAATGACGTAACTTAGCTTACCATCATCTTTAGCCATGAATACAGGCTGCGATTTTCCATCTACGCCGACATACACCCTGTCATCTCTTTCTTTAAGCACAGTGTTGTTTGTGACAGAAAACTTAGGTAGAGAACTTAAATTTGAATCATCGCCTTTCTGCCCTGCTGCATCAGATGTTTGTTGCTGTTGTGAATCGCCTGTTACGTTGATGTCAGCATCTATTATCATTCCGAGTTTTTGGTCTGCCATGAGGGTTCGGGCTTTTCTAGGTGTGATTTTACCTGATGTAATAACATCTTCAAACACAGTATGAGCCTGTACTTCTCTTTGAAACTCCTCTGCTAGTATTTCTAAGTTACGTTTAACGTCTTCAGGACCACCTAAAAACGCATTACCTAATCGTCTTAGTTGTACCTCAAAGTCCTGATTTGAAAGGCGACCTGAAGGGTCGATAGCACGAGCCATACGAGCGGCAAGAGTTAACTTCAGAGCGTCTGCTTCTGTGATGTTTGCCAAGTCCATCTCAAGTTCACCTGCAACTCGTGCGGCTGTTTGCATAAGAGTATCTTTTGTCGTTATACTACCGTCCGGATTTTTCTTATAGTTTCCTTCAAACTCTGCGACCTGTGTTCCTTTAGTATCACCAGCCTGTCCTTCGCTGTTAAAAATACCTGCAAAGACATTTTTAACCTGTCCTGCCTGAATAGCAAGACCCCCTACAACACGCTTTAGAACACGAGCAGCACCAGTTTCGTCTTGAAGTTCGGTTGTCTCTAGGTTATACAGTCTGTCTAAAAATAATACAGTCTGCTTAGAATACTTCGCTGCTTCTGCTTTCTCTTTAATTTCACCCGGAGTGAGGTTCATCTCCTTTTCTAAAAACAACCTAGCGTTCATCGTTGCTTCTCCTTGACGTGACTTTCTAGAACTGGCAAAAGTGTAAGTCTGACCCGGAAGAGTAAAAAATTCTGGGGTAGGCATCAAGTATCCTAGTGCGGTAGCAGCATTGTATCTGTTCAAAACACCGTCTTTGCTACCATATTTTTGAGTTAAATATGATACTAGTTCTTGTCTTTTAGCCCCATCTGCTGCCATCAAATCTAGATTGTAGAAGCCTTTTTTCTTGAGTTCGATAACATCTCGTAACATGCCATACTGTTGCATAGCAATTTCTTGGTCACTAAGACCCTCGTAAATACCTGCGTCAAATTCCTCTTGCGTGGGTAAATCCCGCAAGTCGTTAAAACCCGATACAAACTGCTGTACTGTCATGTTTGACGCAGCAGCAAGTTCACGAAGATGGGGCATGTCATCGTTGCTAAGAGGTATAGTTACCTTTTTAGAGCCTTGGTCTAGTAAGTTAACTTCAAACATGACAGGCACGGTTCCGTCAGGCACAGGTGGTGCAGCACCAAGATTACGAACTTCTTTTGCCTCAGCTAATTGCTTACCTATTAGAGGTGACAACCCAGCAATGTTTGAATACAGAGTAATGTCGTAGTCGTGAACGGTAGGGTTGTAACCCTCACCCATCGATTTTCTCATTTCTTTTTCGTAACCGTCGCTAGCTTTAAGTTCTAATCTAGAAAGATAATCTACCCACTGTTTACTGTCTTCATCACCCTTTTTAAGTGTATTCTCAACTTGTTCCCTAAACTCAGGTCGTGCTAAAAGTTGATTTAGATGCGCTAGTTCCATTTCGGCACTGTTGTACATGCTTTCAGTACCTTTCAAGGATACGCCCTTAAACTTGATGCCACCTATAATCTTACTGTTTTCTGTATCTTCGGCAAGATTTGCAAACTCAGCATACTCTTCGGGATTAAACTGGTTAGCCCGACCACTTACTTTATACAAAAGGTTTAACTTATCAATGCTAAAGTCGTCGCTGTTTATTGTATCTACAACAGCTTTAGCAAAGTCTTTATCACTTTCGGCTCTTCTTTCATCTTCTGCTGCATCTATCTCTCTCTGCTGTTTTGCTTGCTCTACCTTACCTTCCATAAAGCCTTGAGCAACACTCATAAGAAAACCGCTACTCAGCATCTTCTTCTCCCTTTTCCATAGTCATGAAGCTAGGCTCTGCAGAACGTGCCTGATTACCCGCACGAATAGCAGCGTTCAAGTTCTCTCTAACGTAAGCAAACATCTGAGGGTTGTTGTCTTTCATCATACGCATGAAGGTTTCGGCATCCATCTCATCGCGGTCTAGTTCGCCACTGTTCTCGAACAGACGATATGGTATGCCCTCTTCTTCAGCCATATCCGAAATCATTATAGCAAGAGGACCCTTCATCATCAAGCCTACGTCAGGATTGAATGTACCCTTCTGGAACTGAGTGAACAGCATACCCTCTACAAGTGTCTCGACAGAAACACCCACAATGAGTAGCTTCATCAGTTCTTTCTTGCGACGTGGTTCCATGAGGCGTTCGACTAACATGTCAAACACAGCATCCGGATTTACGTGCTGGGGTGGTCTACCCCAAGGCCATTTCGAGTTGTCCTGTGTTAAGGAATGACCCGGTGGCGCACGGTTAAATTCGTCGTAATATTCTTCTGCCACATTAGTCTCCTTACGGCTTTAGTCTTGGGGCGGCTGTGGTTCTCTTGATGGTTGCTGGCTCAACACTCGTAGGTCTTTTACGTGTTGCTGTTGGACGCACAGTCGTACTTTCGGTCAGTCTTTGTAAATCAGGTTCGAAGTTTACCTGCTGCATACGACGAAGGATTGCATCTCTGTAGAAAGCGTTCTGGGGTCTCCAACGGCTTTGACCGGGTGCGGATGCTTGGGTTCTTGTGCCTTGACGAAAACGTGTGATGTCAGGGCGTTCAAACTCGCGGGTGGGTGTCAGTCCATCTTCAGACTGTGCCATCTTCTGATATGCCTTGAAGCCAGCTTTACCTAGAGATAGGGCTGTGTCTAGGAAACCACCAGACCTATCACCTATAGTCTTATCTGTAAGGTCACCAAAAGGGTCGTACAGCTTCTCTTTACTTCCCAAGAAAAAGTCTGCGGCATCCTTAACTAATCCCGGCAAACTTACTGACAGCTTAAACTGTTTCATCAATTCCATTACTAACTACCTATACCTAAAGGTTCGACAACCATTTACCAATCAGTTTAGCCATATCTGATTTCTGCTGCTTACTATACAACTCTTCGGAGTTTGCAAACTGCATGGCTAATGTACCGATGTCGTGTTGACGAGCCAGTTCTGACTCACCTTTCTGAAAGTTCCAAGTAGCTTCGTCGCGATACATCTGCCACATGTTATTCAAGGCGTTCTGATTAGCATTGTACTCATTCTGAACATTCATGCGGTTAGCTTCGTTTTCGATGGCTGTATTTGCAGTGTTGACTTCACGTCTCCAGACTGCGTTCGACTGGTCTACTGCAAACTGCATGTTCGCGTTGAACTTGTCCCGCGAGTCTCGCAGGGTCTCATTGAACTGCTTCATCGAGTTGGCTTCGGACACGTTAAACTGTTCCATAGAAGCCTGACGGTTCGCGTTGGCTGTCTCTACCTGTGCGCCTAGTTCCGCGAAGAACTCTTCTACTTGCAACTCATTCTTTGCATTGAACTGCTGACGAGCGTTCTCTTCGGCTGCATCCTTAAACAAACCCTGTACCTGTGACTGGTATGTCAGGGTGCTAGACTTCTGCTCGTTGTCTAGGTTCTTCAGGTCAATCGACAGGAAAGCCTGTGCGTTAGTAACCTCTGCCTTCAAACGAGCATTTAGGTTAGCCTTGTCCATCGCGGCAACTGTCGCGGCATTTTGCAACGCTGCCTGTTGCTCGTTGTTCAGGTTTTGTAGCTGGATAGCCGCATACTTGTTAGCATCCTGTGTGGCAATCTGAACACCCGATTCCATCAACGCCGTAGTGATAGCGGCTGCAGCCATTGACGAGGAGCCAAGGCCGCGCTGCTGCATGATTGCGTTTACTTTGCGAACTTGTGGGGAAGCCCAAGCTGGCATGGGGCCACCAGACTGTAAGGAACCCATCAGTTGACCTAGCTGGTATTGAACCGTAGCCTTCTGGTCAAGTTGCTGGGTTGCGGCAGTTGCCATCGCACCCTGAGATAGGGTTCCCTGCACACTCGCAGGGTCGATGTAGTCACCTGCAGGGGTGAAGGTTGCGGCTTGTGCAGGGCCTAACTGCTGTAGGTCGCTAGATACATCATCAATCTGGGCTATCTGCCCTACGTTCGGGGCTGGTGCTGTAGGGGCAGTTGTGCTTATTGCCGTGCCTTGGTCAGCCGTCGGGGTTGTTGTGGGTGCAGTAACCGTTTTACCAGCAGTGGTTAGGTCTTCTTGAGTAGGGTCAACAGTGATTGTGGTCGCTGTTGCAGCCGGAAGACCCGCACCCGCAAGAGTACCTACCTCGGTTTCTAATTGCTGGTCTGTGGTAATAGTAGCCATAGGTTACTTCCTTGTTGAATTATATATCTTGATAGCTAGGTACACAATGGACATGACCCCAACCACCAGTGCCACCCACTGATTCATGGCAGGTAGCCACATGGGAGCAGATATACCGCCTGTCGCTATGAGCAAATCTTCTGGTTTC